GCATTTGCAAAACAGGCTTCACGTTCATTTATGATTCTAAAATCATAACGAACAATCTTAGCTGGCCCTCTCCAACTAGCAGGTTTGTAAACCTCACCAGTCTTTTTATCAACAAAGGCATGAACACCACCATGTATTTGATTGATTTTCAAATACTTACGACCTGACTCTACTTCAAATCTTACAGGACTAGCAGAGTTTGGATACCTGCTGTCGTAGTTTGCTTCAAGAGCATTACATAGATCCTGAGTCCATTTGAGAACTCTTTCCTGTAATGTCGTTTGCACTGGAGTTGCAGTCATAAGGTGTTTGTCTCAACATGGCTAATATAATCTGAAACGAGGGCCCTGTCAGGATGAAATGGCCACTACGTCAAGTGGCACACGTTCCTGCATCAGATTTCCGTAGTCCTCATGTAGTTCACACCCCATATAATACCGTTTCAAGGACTTGGCCACCATTGCCGTAGTCCCTGAACCCATAAAAGGATCTAACACTATGTCACCCTCCTTACTACCTGCCCTAATGCAAGGCTCAATCAAATCAGGGGGGAATACTGCAAAGTGAGCCCCTTTATATGGTTTATTATTGACCGTCCATACACTTCTTTTACGTCTTGTCGGTTCTTTGATTGCATCAACGTCAAAATAATAGTTTTGACTTTTACTCAATAAGAAGATATACTCATGTGACTTAGTGCATCTATCTCTTACACTCTCAGGCATAGGATTAGGTTTATTCCATATAATATCTTGCCTCAAATACCATCCATCAGCCCTTAATGCAAAGGCTAACATCCAAGGTATGCCAATTAAATCCTTTTCTTTTAATCCTTTTAGTTTATTACCTCGTCTAGCACACTTGTCTGGTAAATCTTGTCTAGTATTTGATACAGTTTGCTTACTTAATGCTTGACCTTTTCCAGGCCGATAGTTATAATAACTGTCACCTATATTCAGCCACAATGTTCCATCATCAGTTAAATTATCTCTTACCTTACGGAATACTTCTACTAGGTTTTGAATATATTCTTCTGGACTCTCTTCTAACCCTATTTGATTTTCCTCATCTCCATAATTTCTTAATCCATAATAAGGCGGAGAAGTAACACACATTTGAGCCTTATCAATAAAGGCTCCTAATGTATCTCTACAATCACCAAATAATACTAAGTCTTTCATTTAATCTGCTCCGTTACTATTGCTTTTAATTTACCATCATCATCAACAGTAATGTTTATGTCATGTTTAAAATCAGTATTATTCTCTCTAATTTTAATATCTATTGCACCACCTTTACCATAACGAAACATAATAAATCTACTATCTTTTATCTCCCACTTATCAGGATTTTTAGCATGTTTAAATACAGGATTGGAATGTTTATCTTCATAGCCCTTTATCCAAGGTGTATTTTCATTTAAGTTTAACCAATTTTTCATGTTGCCCTCCAAGCCACATAGACTATAAAACCTAATCCTGATAGTATTGTAAATGTAATAGGAAAGAATGGTATTACCATCATTGCATGTATTACTTGTACAATTACTATACCATAGAATATAAACATAATCCACATACCAATCTTATTATGGCGTGATCCTCGTTTATACTCTGGTTGAGCAACATTGTACTTCCATATGTCACTTGACATATAATCATCTAGAGGAATCTTTTTAGTCATCTTGTTATAGTAGAAATGGCTGGTTGACCTTTTTCAAAGATAGTATCAACAACAGCTTGTACTTTACGAGCCGTTGATATACCAACTTTAGAGTAAACTGGTACACATACTAAACCGTATGTTTTACTCTCATTACCTTTACGAATTACACGGCCAATAGTTTGACTAATACCAATGTAATCCATAGATCTTAAGAACAATACAGCCTCAAGACCTTTAACATTAATACCCTCAGCTAATATACTATGATGTAATACTACAAACTTTTTATCATCATCTTTACCCCATGCACTTAATGTTTCAAAAAACTCATCTCTGGTTACTTTCTCACCATTAATAACTGCACCAGTTTTAGCTGTGATATACATGCAATCGTAACCACGCCATGTTAATTCATCAATAAACTTAGGGTATGAAACAAGACCTTTAATCTGTTTTGTAGCTTTAGCACATACTAGGATCTTCTTAGTCTTATGGTCATCAATGTTATCAATGATTTGATTACATTCTACATCAAATGTTATCTCATCTTTCTGTCTTATCTCACTCTTATACACCTTAACTTTAGGTGGTAAAATATAACCTTCCTTGACCAATTTAGGTGCAGGAACATTACAAATAACCTGACCAAATATATCACCATCATTCATACCTACTCTCATAGGTGTTGATGAATGTTTAGGTGTTGCAGTAAAGAAATAAGCCCTTTCAGAATACATTGAAAAATACTCAACAGATTCAATAAAGTTTCTTTGAACTGAATTATGTGCCTCATCAAAATATATTGTATCAATAACAATATCAGCTTCCACTACCTTATGTAATGAATGATATGTTGTAAATATCATTCTACAACCGATAGTATTATTATTCCATACTCTTATATCATAACTATTTGTACTACTATAATGATGAGTTTCACCACTATGTACATGCATAACCTTTACATTATCAATTAGTTCTAAGAACTCAGATGATAATTGTTGTGCTAATAGAATACGAGGAGCAACTACTACAATAGTTTTGAAATCACTCTCAAATCTACGAATTGCATCCTTAATAGCAATTAAAGTCTTGCCACCTCCAGTAGGCACAATGATTTGACCTTTGGAGTGACAGTCCATTGCCTCTAGGGCTTTCATTTGGTGTGGACGTAGTTCCATAGGTGTTTTTTAAAGAACATAGCTATAATACTCGAAAATGCACAAAAAAACCATCCATTAGGCCAGTTTGTCAACTGTCATACTAACAGATATTATTTTATTTTTTCATAGTAATGTAATCTTCACTTTTTAAATATTGTTTAAATACTTTATCTTCTAGGTAATAAGCATCCTTTTCCCAAGGCAGCTCCATATACTCAACATCATCATCAATATGTTCACCATACCAGAAGTTTTTGAGGTTTTCTCTTGTTATTCTTTGTTGAAATACCCATTGTTTTAAGTGAATTAGTTCATGGATTAAGCTGGAAATATATTCTTTTTCTTCCAAGCTGTTGTTCATTTCTATCATAAATTCCCTCGGCCTGCAGCAGCGACCAATAACTGAACAAGCAGCGTGCGTACCCTCACGATTCATGCGCTTATCATGTACGCATATGCTTAGTATATGGCCACCGACATACTTCGGAAGAAACCACTCAACGGTATTCCGTACAATCCTTTTACGATTGCGATATCCAGCAAAATAAATGTCAGCCGCCATAACCAATGCATAAACCAAACGAAGGAGATAATAAATAAGAATTTTTCAGATGTTGTACGATGCATATAATCAAATAAATATACTTCAATAAAAATGCATCGATGCATATAACAAATCGTATATACACCGATGCAGATTGTGTTACCAGATGTCCTCGTCTAAATCTTCTATTCCAAGCAACCTAACTTCTTCTCCATCACCAATATCTAACATTTTATTCCAGTTAAAATCACTAGGATGTGAATCATCAATGATCTCAAGATCAAGAGTCACACGATAGTGGCGTTTTGTTAAGGTAGCCATGAAGGAAGATGGAGAGACCTTTATATTATATCTATAAGTCTTCCATCTGGCAATGGGCTTATGACGCTAATCCAGCTGTCCCAGTAGAGGGTGCGGTTGGAGCAGGTGGAGCGTCCACTACAGTATTAGCTGCAGGTGTCTCTGGTGCTGCAGTCTCTTCCTCTTTAGGAAGTTCTACACCAATACCACCAAGATACTCTACAATACCTTGTAATTTAACAGCCATTTCTCTCTTACTTCTAGCTTGAGACTCTAATGTATTAATCTCTGATACAAGTGTATTTTGTTGTTCCAGTACACTCTGTAAGTGTTTCTGTTGTTCAGTTAGTTCTGCCATTGCAATGCATGAATTGAATCTCTATTATATAGTAGAGTTTTCAATATGTCAAGTGTTCGGTTAACTAGATCTTTTATAAACCAGCAGTAGATGCAATACCTACAGTATATGCTTGTCTTATTTGTGCAGATTCTCCTGTAGCAATTGTAATACTATTTGCATTACAATGTGTATATAACTGACTAAGTAATTCCTTCTTTGCTTTAGATGCTCTATTTGTTACTGCATTATGAGCCCATGTCCCAATACCGACCATAACATTATCAAGGCATAACTTCTCATCATCAGTTATTGTAATAGTAATATCGGGCATTTTTCTATAGTAATTTCATTATTATTTATCTCACCAAGAAACCTGCAACCGCAGATTGCATACCCCTTGTATTACCATTTCTAACACATTCTACATAATCATCTGTAGAAAGTTCAACTAAACAAAATGGTGATAAATTAGCATGTGATGAATGTTTCTCATCATAATATGGAGTATCTGTTCCATCATTATATACATCTGTTCCATTCTTTTGGAACCTAGCATGAACAGTACCAGAACCTCCATACATCTGAAGAGTAGCGATAAAGTAATAAACACCATCACATGGAGCAGTAAATCTACCATTGCTAGTATTATAATTATCCCCACCCCTATCTAATGTTTGACTGTTGAAAGCATAAGTACCAGAACCTATTTGTCCAGAATTATCATACTTATATGCAGAGAATGCTGGTGTGGTTGATGTATTAAAGTAATCACAACCAGATTCACCAATATCTACCTCTTCCCAAGTTTCATTTAATGTAGTTGCAGATTGGAATCTTGCTTCTCCTC